CTTCTTTTCTCTTGATCTCAAATCCAAATAACTGCATAATGATTTCCTATGAAAGAGCCGCTATAGTTTTATTTATAGCGGCTCCTCCAAGTATTAGATCGCGCCGCCGGCGTTGCCGGTGATGCCGCCGATCACTTCGAAGTTGTCGTAGAGGAAGGTTACGTTGAACTCTTCCAACTGGTCTTGAGCATTCCAATCAAGTTGAATGTTCGAGACCTCGACTGGGAAGATGCCGTTGAACTGATAGGTCCTAAGCACCTCGCCTGCTTTACCGAAGTGGGTGACGGTCGCTTGGGACTTATAGAGCGCAGGAGCTCCCGAGCCAAGCTTGTTGATGTTAGCTTCGTAGGCGTTGATCGAGTTGTTCCACTGCTCCATCGCGTTGCGGATGAGGAAGTCTTCGTCGTTGATGACGGTGACCGTCCACGGCTGGAAAGTGCGGTCTCCGGCCACGTAGATCTTGCGGCCGAAGTATGGAACTGCGATGTTGCCCAAGGTTGAGGCCGGAATCTCCGCCCTCACCGTAAGGAATGGAACCTTGAGGTCCGCGATGGGAGCCACAGGGTTGGTGATGGTGACTTGAAACAGTGCAGGGCGCGCGCCACCTAGAGTTAACTGAGCCCTGATGTCATTGATCGAGAAAGCCATTGATTAACTCCTACCTATTAGAACCTGCCAACGATTTCGTCGAACTGAACGCCCGTGCGAACCGCGACGAAATTGAGTTGGATGTAGTTGATTGAACGAGCCGGCTTGATGTAGATGTCACCCCAGAACTCGTTGCGATCGATGCGCTCAGGTGTATTGTTGGACTCGTCGCACACGACTCGGAAGTCGTAGATGCCGCGACGACCCTTGATGTCCCTGAGGTAAGGCTCGACAAGGTTGCGGAAAGTTGCCCTAGTGAATTCATCGTTGAATTCGAAGAGAGTAAACTTAGCGGAGGTCGAGATCGCTTTCTCGAGGACGATGAACAACCTACGGACGTTGATCCTGTCGAAAGCCGAGGGCTTGCCGAGAAGGGTCTTATCGCCGTAGAGCACCGTGCCTTCACCTGGAAAAGTGACGACTGGATTGATGTCAGCTTTGTAGATGACGTCCCTGTCGGCTTTATCTGGGTTGAAAGCGAGTCGAACAACGTTCTTGATTTGACCGCGGTTGAAGCCGGCTGGCGAGAACCACGGGTCTCTGGTGTTGTCTGTACGAACGATCGTGCCGCCGACGTCGCCGTTAAGTGGAACCCAGCGATACGTATCGTTGTACTTGTCGTACATATACTTGTAGCCCGAATCCATGACCGCGTATGAGCTATTGTGGATTGCGTTGCGGAAAGTTACAAGAGAGTCTGCTGGGCTGTGGACCGAGGTGGTCACGACCAAAGACTTCTCAGGTGAAACAAGCACGATACAATCTTTACGTACTTCGACTACGTTGTCGATGATCCAATTGGCTAGGCCTTCGCCTACAGTACCGTATTGATTTTTACCGGTAAGGATAAGTGAGACGTCGACTTGTTCAGTTTTAGCGAACTTGGAGTATGCGTCTGCCATGTTCGCAAGAGTCTGCGTGCTTTCTGTCACACCGTCGTATCCGCTACGGAATGACTGAGTGTATGGTCCGACGGTTAAAGCGGTCATGTTAGCAGCAGTGTTTGAAGTTACACCGGACCTTGCGTTTGCAAACCAAACATACTGTGAGTTTTGGTTGATCACAGTCTGATAGAAGTTTGTTGCACCGTCTTCAGTCTTCGCGTCAGAAGCGCGTGATACGTTCTTCCAGATTTCAAGGACTTGTCCAGCCGTACCTGTAAATTCACCGTCTTCATCGACCACTGCGATATGAAGCTCATCGCCTGAGCCTCCAGCTGCCGCTGTGTATCGAGAAGTTCCAGGCGCCCCGTCTACAAAGCTGAAGTATTCCCAGTTCCTTGTCACGGTATTTGAGCTTACATTCTGTGACAAGTTGTAAGTGGTTGCAAGTGAAACGTTAGCTTGTGCAGTAAACACAGTCGAGTTACCAGTGACCGAAGGTGCACCGATCGCGGTGACTTTCATGTTTTGGGTACCAAGGGTAGTGTTAACAGCCACGATGTAGTCGCCAACGTTGATCCTGCTAACGATTGTATTGGCCATCGTATTTGCGTTGGTGTTTGAAGTGGCCGACGTTACGACGATCTGTAAAGTATTGCTGTTGATAGCAAAGCTAAAGGCAGGAACGCTGTCGGTGTTACCGGTCAACGAAGCTGAATAGGCGTTTGAAGACTCACATGTTGAGATCTTCAAGCTGTTGCCCAAATAACCGGTATACTTTGCAATCCAATAAGCGTTTGCATCAAATGTGCCTACCGCGTTGTAAAACGCGTCTTCATTCTTTACTTGAGTGTTTGCAAAAGCAACCGAGCTGT